ATTTCTATTTTTATAAATAAAAGCATCGCCGTTTGCATTTAAAGAAGTAACAATATAGTTAGCCAATAACTGTTGTGTCATGTAAGGATTTGGTTTTCTAAACAATCTAGCCATTGGATGGTTCATATCTTGTGCATAATCACCTTCAGCATTTCTTGTTGCTACTAAAAGTCCAGGTTCTGCGAATGAGGTTGCTAAAACACTAAGACATGCAATAACAGCAGAGTTTCCTGTACCATCTCCTAGTTCTGCTAATTTTTTGTGGTCAAAATAACCAGACTGGGTATTGTAACCCATTACTGATTGATTTAAATATGAATACTCTGATTGGTTTACAAGTAAACCTTTTTGTTCTCTACGAACTCTTGCATCAGTTGGTGCATTTAACCAATCTACTGCTTTTGAAAATCTTGACTTGTTTTCAGCCATTATTAATACGCGCTCCAGCCTCGTTGTTCTTGTAACATTTGAACACCATAAGATAATGTGTCAATGATATCATCGTGTGCTCCAGCAGGAAAAGTCATTATTTCTCTTTCTACTTCTGGAAGCCAATGCGTATCTCTTAACAAAAATACATCTCCCGATTCCATACGGGCAGATAAAGGAAGTGCGCGTGTAACCTTGTCTTTATCCGTTTTAAGATTTTTAACTTTAATACCAGCTCGTTGCGCCATCTGGATTATTGTAGTTTGAAAACCTTGGCGTTCTATACCTACATATTTTAGCTTATTTTTGTCCATTGCGCGTTTTATCGCCGGAATAATATCTGGACCTTCTAATTTTGCTCTAGTCATGTCAATAACAAGTAATCTATTGTCTGGAGTTCTCGCAAATGATGTAATTACAGTAAAATCAGAATCTTTATTTGTTGTTGTTGCTAAGTCAACTATTCCAAATTTATCTAAGTTAGATAAGTAATATTCTGAACCTTCGACTAAACATTTAATATTTCCTACTGAATCTGGAACCATAGAGAAATAGTGAAGCCATTCTGGCCTAAGCATACCTTGACCGGCATCTACAAACTCAGCTAAATACTCTTGAGCAAAAACAATAGAACCAACTTCTTTTTGTGCAGCCATAACTTCTTCTGGGTCAATTCTTGGATTATCCGTTGTTGCAAATCTAAACCTTTCCCAGTTTTCTGCATCATCTGCATTCTCCCATAAATCATAAAACCAATTATCTCTTCCAATAGGAGTGCTAATAAATAATGCTGAACCTTTTCTTTCTGTAAGAGTAGGTCTAAGAACTTCTTGCCATACCTCCGGTTTAACGAAAGCAGCCTCATCCATAACTAAGAAATCAAGACCCTCACCACGAAGTCTTTGTGGATTGTCAGCAGACCTTACTGCGATAGAACCCCCGTTAGCTAAATCAATTTGCATATTAGCTAAAGATACAGTAGGTTCTATTTCTCTAGGAAAAGATTTTGCACTTGCAGCAATATCACGCCAACCAACTCTAGCAATTGAGAATGTAGGAGCAACCCACCAAGCACGACCACCTCGCAAAGCTACATCTAAACATAATTGAACACCAAGTCGTGTTTTACCAAATCGTCTACCTGCGCATAAAATTTTCCAACGCGCTTCTGAGTTTGCTACCTCAAGTTGTCCTTTGTGTAAAGCAGGAAGTTTAGGAACATACTTATTATTCATGAAGTTCTTTATACATAATTATTGGAGTGTGTTCACTTGCAGAGGCATTGACAATATTAGAGTCAAGATGTAAGTAAGCCTCGCTATAAGCTTGCTCTTCCGTTATCTCTTCTTCTGCGTCTTCGTAGATACCATCAATAACTAAATCCAACATTGTATAAAAATCATAGATTGCTTTACCGTCTGAAGAGTAACCAAGGTATGCTTCTTCAAAGTCGTCAATTATCATTGCTTTCGGATTGAACTCTTTAAGTTCACTGTACACATCACTCATTTCACTCTCCACTGTAACACAAGAAATCCCTTTAAGAGTTCAGTATACTCGCGTTGGGAACCAACTTGTTGTCTACCATCAAAGATGTCATGATGATGTTTACACAACATACATACATTCATAGGGTCGTCAGATATGTCTCTGTTTGCTCCACCCATACCCTTTGCTTTTAAGTGCGCCATCTCTAGCCATTTTTTAGAATTGCAACCCGGCCATTCACAAGTATTATTTGCTCTCTGTAAAGCTTTCTCCCGAAGCTCAGATAGATTTTTCTTGCCGGTGCCTTCTCGTTTTTTCTGCCCCATACCGGATATTCCCGAAGAAGCACTACGCCTCTGTTTGAACTCTTGAAAAGTTTCGTTTTCCGGGTCCCAACTTATTTTATTCACGGTGTGCCTAGACTCCTTTTGAATAAGGCTATCCCCGAAAGAATAGCCAGTGATGGGAGGATATCGGTTAGTGGAGCCGACATATTCATCTTAACATTTAAATCTAAAACCATAGGTTTTATTATAGTCTAATTAATTCCTCTTTGTAGAGATAAGCTAAAGAAATCATTCTGTCGATTACATATCGTTCAAGAGCTTTTGGATTTAGATTTGGCTGTATCCAAGTGTCTATAATTTTTTTATTCTTGATGTAAGTTATTTGGTTTCTATTTACTTTAAATCTCATTCCATTTTGTATATAATCTAAAGTCATTTTTTTATAGTAGCACCCAACTTTAGATATTTTTTTTTATTGCTCCCACCCAAACTTTTTAATGGTAGGTACAGCTAACCCTCTGCGCACCCGCCCAACACAAAATTTAAATACTCCGAGGAATGTCCCTTAACGGACGACATACGGGCTGGCTAGACCGCTTACTTTTGTTTTAGTCGTTCAAGATATTTTAAGAGCCAGTATTTTGAACTGTTTGTAATTAAACAGATTAGAACGAATGTCAAACAAAGTCAAACGAAGAAAGTAATTAATAATTTACTTTTGAAATTTGCGTGTATATACAACTGTGTTACAATTTTATTATCGAGTACAAAGAAATAGAGCATCTTCCAACCGGGTGCTCTTTTTCTTATACAACCCCTCTTGTCCCTCATACAAACAGAAAGTTGTAGCTTGCTGCGAAGGTGGCCCGTGTTAACCTCTAGTAGCCACATACAAGCCTCCTAAGAAGACCTACCCCCAAGGGTGGCCTCGTTATAAGCCTCGCTATAAATATTATATTCTTACTAGCAAAGAAGTACCACTCCCCTACTAAGAGAGAAATTCGCGCCATGAACTCCTAAAGAGAACAGGAGTAGTGTTATAAATCCCTGACCCCCTGAAAAAAATTTTTATATGGGGTAGGGGAGGGGCCTATCCGTCCCGGGAGGGGGAAAAACCTTACAAAATAATGTGTGTGCGGGAAAATTTGTTGAAAATAGAATGCCTATGTCAAAACGCATCCAATTCATTAGAAAATCTGGCTGGAAGCTTAGCCGTCAGCGTATTTTATATCGAACTCCACAGGTTCGTCTGATTCCTCTGTCATAAGGTCCGGGTTACGCTTACCCCACTTAGTAGGATGGGAACGCTCCAAGAACCACGCCGAGGCCTGCCATACTCCATTGTCAGCTGCTTTACGGATATTCATGATATGAGCACCCTCAGCTTCGGCTCTCGCCTTTTTTACTGAGTCCAAAAAGTCTAAGTATATTTGTCCTTCATTGGCTTCTGCCTTAGCTATCCAATTGTAATAAGTTTGCTTGGCAATTCCTGCCATAGTACAAGCATCTTCTATGTAATACCCTAGTTTAAGCCATTTTACTAGCTCTTCTATACGGGAGTTATCCAATTTTGACGGTCGGGACTCCTTGCTAGTAAAGGATTCCAATGAGTTCCCCTCTACAGTGGACGGCAATTGTCTTGTGTGGTCAATATCCATAGGTCTATTATACCTGCCAATCTCAAAGCGCATTGATTTCATTAGAAAATCGTGCGGGGAGCTTAATATATAGATAAATTCAATCTAGTGATAATATACATACCCCTCCCCCTAAGCCTGTTCTTTAATTCCAAGTCTCACACCTCTCGGAGAGAGGTCAATCCAACAGAATGTTGGTGGCGATTGGTTTAGATAGAGGGATATTAAGAAACACTTTTACTCCAATATTTCTACAGATAAGCCACTAAATTAATCATGTATAAATATACATTACATGTATAAAATAAAAGTATTAATAACTTGCATATATATATATATAGTTCTATTATGTTATTAAGTAACAAATAAGAAAAGGAAAAACAAATGAGAACTACAGAAACAATAAGACTAAATACTAATCAAGTAATTGATGTACTTAATAGTTACCTAAACGCAGGAGCTAGATTACACTATTTTAACGGCGCGCAATGGTATATTGCACTTGGGGAATATGGTGTCGCAGTAATAGATAGTAGTCTAAGAGAAAATTGTACACTTGAATTTATGAGTGGACAGAAGGCATATGACTATTTGAAAACATCTAGCAACTGTACAGAAGATAACGCATTCGCTAATTCATTAGAATTATTTGTGAAACTTGTGACTAAAAAGGTAGGTGTATAAATATGCCTTGGGAAATCATAATCCCTGTAATATTAACTCTGTTAGCCATGGCGACAGGGGGAATATTAAAAGGGTAAGGGTAAAATTAAACTCTCCGAGCAATCGGGGAGTTTTTTTTGTTTCTTTTTTTCCAACTTGCACAGTGCAGTAGTCAGTATCTTTATGCTATATATACACAACTATAACAATCCAAATGCGACTGGGGTAGGGGCCCCAGCGGCGCTCTTCGATTTATCAAGAGTGCCTCGGATTGGTATTTATCTAAACAAAAAGTTTAGATTATCCAAAACCTCAATGTTTATAGGCTTTTTTCATCGAACATTTGTTCTAATTTACTTTAGATTTTCGTATAAATCTAGACTAAATTCACAAGCTCTTAACTGCTTGTGCAACCCTCTAAGACTTTACCCATTTAAGCCTATAAAATAAGGCTATTTCAAAACACATGACACGATTATGTTTTCACAAAGTCAAAATCACAAAATATTTTAGAAAATCCTAATATAAAAAAACTACACTATATATGGTATATAACATATGTTTAAGCACTATATATAGTATGGGTGTTCTGTTTCACATGAAACAAATATTAATATCTGTTGTTTAGATATAAATATTTGATATGATTATATTATGAAAACAACGAAGGGAAAAAACGAAATGAAGAAACAATTACTATCTAGAAATTCTAGACAATTTACCCACATGGCTATGAATGTAGGTAAAACGAGAACAGTCATCTATATACATGGACTAAGTAAAACAGATGGTGCTTCTCAATGGTATCAGACTAATACAGACTTTACCAATAACACTGCCTTAAACTATGTTAGAGGTGGAAAGTATATTAAACTTACTAACAGTCGTGGTGGTATATCAAAGTCTAAAAAGACAGATTGGTTAACAGAAGATGAAATTAAGGAGTGGGGTTAACCCCCACTTCTTAGAAAGGATATTAAAAATGAAAAAACTACATTACACCAACACAGGAGAATTAATCGCTAATATTGAAGAATTAGTTAAGAGCATGGACACTATCAAAATGTCTTTAACATTAAAAGAGACAGAAGAATTAGTGGAAAAAATCTTAACAGATATTCAAAGAAAATTAAATACAGATACATTCAATATTATTAATGACATTAGAGAACAGTTAGACGCTACATATAAGCCAGAAAAGAAATAAATATTCCCTAACCCCCCACCTTTCGGGGGGGTTTTGGGTATCCAAATGGGACCTGCTGGGGCTCCTGCGGGGCAGTGCGGACTCTGTCCTGTCTAACTCTGATAAGGGTTTTACAAGTGAGACCCCCGCGGAGCGGGCCCCACCGGAGGTGTCCCCGAAGGGTCGAATTTTCCTTTGCACAAGCACAGGGAGATTGTGAAATATTTTTCACAAAGTCTACATCTATGTGAATGTATATTTATACATTGCATGTATATATTAATCTTAAAATATCCTAAAAATTGAGAACTTAAGCTTACGACCTGTTAAGCTGGTTTATGTAAACAACGAGAGGAAATTATGAAGAACTTACTAATCAAGACACTAAGCCCAAACACAAGGGGGTTTACTCACATGGCGATTGCCGAAAAAGGCTCAAGCGTTATTTACTTGCACGGTGTAAGTAAAACAGGCGAAGACCAATGGTATGAGTCAAAGGGTATGTTTACCGAAAAAACAGCCCATAACTATTACTACGGTGGGCGTTATACAGTTGTATTCGCTCAAGGTATGAGTAAGAGCACTACTACAGGGTGGTGCTAATGCTCGCCAATGCCGTAGCAAGCCTTTTTGAATCGCTCGTAGCTATGAGCGATTCGCTGAGAAAACAAGAGAAAATAGGAGAAAATCAATGAATAATAAAGTAGAAAAAGATATGTTTGTAAAAATTACACTTCAATTGGAAGATGTTGTTAATGAATTGGAAGAATTGGAAAACAATATTTCAAATCTTCAATATGATTTGGAGCGACTTCAAAGTGAAGTTGAAGAAGTGTTAGAATTTCAAAAACAATTACAACTATTAAAAAAGATGCTTAGTGAGTAATTTTGCTCCTTGCGTTCGTTCGGGGTTTTGTTGTAAACAAGCCCCGTGCGTTTTTGGAGAAGTTACTAGCCCCGATAATAATGCTTGTAAATTTCTCGGTGGTGAAAATGCTGGAGAACATTTTTGCATGAAATATAAAGAAATAAAAAAACATAAAGGTTGGGAAATGAGCCCAGCATTCGGTGGTGGGTGTGGCTCAACACTTAATCCCATAAGACTCAAACTTTTAGCTACGGCCGATTCGGATTCACAAGAATAGGTTGCTTGTGAAAATTTAGACTCCCTCGAAAGAGGGATTTTTTTTATCCAAATTTCACCTCCGGCGGGCCCTCCCGGGGGGGAAGATGCGTACTCCGTACGGTGCCTCTTGTGTATGTACTTTCAAAATGTCACACCCCACGGAGTGGGGCCCCACGGGCAGTGTCCCCGAAGGGTCCATTTTTTATTCTATCTATCAATGTATAATTATACATGCTATGCATATAAAATAATATAATCATTTGCATATATACAATCATGAGTATTATAATCCTTCTTAGAAAGGATAAAAATTATGAAAAAATTACTGGTTAAGCCACTTAGTGTAAATTCACGAGGATTTACTCATATGGCGATTGAAAAAGTCGGGGATAGTGTTATTTATCTGCATGGATTAAGTAAAACTGGGGAAAACCAATGGTACGAAAGTAAGGGTATTTTCACTACTTCTACTGCGCATAACTATTATTATTCTGGACAGTACAAGGTTGTATTCGCGCAAGGACTACAAAAAAGTACTGTAACAGATTGGATATAAAGAAAGGTTAAAATTTCCCCCCGAGAAATTGGGGGGATTTTTTTTATCCAAAATGGACCGCGGAGCGGCCCCTCTGGGCAGTCCCCTCCGGAGGAGGTCGGAGTAGGTTTTACCCTACTCTAATCCTTCCTTTCTTGGTACAACATTCCCATCATCATCCATAGTATGGGTTTCACTATGACCATATTGATAGTACGCTTTTTCTTCACTAGACCAACCATTATCACTAGGAGTTTCCTCATAGAAACCATTTAATCTATC